GGAAATTTTTCTAGTATCAAAATCTTTGTCTCCTTAGCTAGTAGCCTCATCTCTAGTTGAGCAGATTCATCCAATCGAACGTCCCAGAAGTGAATCCAAGACCGCAACGTACCGTTCATATAAAGCTTTGTAGGGGTCATACCCTCGGGTAGTACAGAACGGGCTACCTCCTTGGCTAGACCCCGCTTAAGCGCCTCTGTGTAAGCCTCAAGGGTATAGTACTCAATAGCTGACTGGGTGTCTGCCCACCAGTTGAATAGCTCAGTATCTTCACACGGAAGAGATGATTGTCTATTCGTAGGGTGTTGCATCCTAGCTCCCCTAGCTATCATATCCATACTTTCAAGCGGGTTAGCGTACCGCTGAGAGAACTCTTGGAAAGAGAAGCTACGATGCCGTAGCAACTCCCTTCCCATGTCTCGTGTAGTCTCAATCTGGACACAAGCGTTGACCATTTCAAACGGTGACCAATGCTTGTTCTTGATTAGATACTTCACAAGATTGGGAGCAGTCTCTTTATTGTTTTCGTTACTAGGATTAGAAACCCTAGCCATGTGGGCAATAAGGTTATCCCCATCTGGGGAAGTCCACACAAGTCTAGTCGGCATCAGACACTCCAACAGCGCACTTATACCATTCCCTTACTCGGATAAGTTCGTTGATAAGGACATCAAATTTATATAGATTTTCTTTAACACTACGTGAATTAAAATCTAAAGAGATTTTCCTAGAGCAATCTGTAATATTAACACTTAGATAAGGCGCGCCTCTATCATAGTCAGCTTGCGATATTTCTCCATCGGCCTCAATACAAGCCATTCCCCTATCTTTGTTAAGGAATTTACGAGAATAATATTTCTTCTTACTAGCCATATTAATCTTCTCCCATTGCTTCTCTATAGGTTGTCTTCTTGGTCTTTGATTTCTTAACGAGCCAACTGTCAGGTATCTCCTTAACACAGTAGGGGATGTCATTCTTTTCACACCACTCTGAATAAGTAAGCTTTTGCTTTCCTTCAGTGATTACGTTATCCCTCATGAATACCATCCTGATATCAAGTAAGGGATGCTGCTTCTTTACTGCAAGCATCTTACTACGGTCCTTAGCTACAAACCTTCCTTTTGTTTCTAGGAACACTTCGTTAGGTAGCTCAAAGTCTGGGGTATACTTGCGTACAATGTGTCCTTTGATGGGACCGCATTTGTCGCACACAATCCAGTTACGTCCTTGTACCAAGTAGTCAAAGGTCCGTGACTCGTACTTGAACCGAACGCCCTTGGAACGTAGATAATCAGCAGTGGTCTTTTCAAAACGGGAGCGGTAGCGTCCTGCCGACACTGCTGGGGGTTTCCGGTATCGGGGGATACCACGTTTGTCCTTCATGACGTTGAATCCAAAGTAAGTTACCTCGCTCGTAAAGCATTTCTGCAATCATATCTTCACTGAATACATAGTAAGCTTCGCTATATTTATCTAGTACAATCTGCCACCAATCTTCGGGGTTATTAGCAACACTTAGGTACTTGATAGCACGCTTAGGTCCAACTCCACTAAGTCCGTCAATGTTATCAGCTGTATCCCCTGATAGCAGCTGTTCAAAGAAAAACCTATCAGCTTGTTCCTGAGTAAGCACGTATCCAGTATCCTTCAAGAAGTTATAGTGCTTACCCGGAATCTGGTTAAGGTCTTTGTCTGCACCAACTACACAGTAGTCGTCTGGAGCATCGGCTGCAATGTACTTGTGTGCTAGGATGGATACATAGTCATCAGCTTCGCACTCATGAGATTGTACTTGAATACACGGATAATTACTAAAAACATATTCTTTCATTTCTTGAATGAAAGCAGGTTTCCTAGAACTATCCCGGTTAGCCTTATACTTAATCTTGGTAGCGAACTGGTCTCTGTATCTGGTACCAGTATCAATTCCATATACTAGTACACAATTCTCATTGACTGTTGGAAACATTGCTTTAGCACGGTTAAGTACCGTTTCAATGTAAGCAGACAACTGATTACACGCAGACTCTGGAGAGGGAGGGTTTGTGAAGCCCACCCTGTAGAACATCGTATCTGTATCTACGATGAACATAACCTGTTACTCGGCAGCACTAGCTGTATTAAGTGCATCTTCAACTTCCTTAAGGTCTGCATCACCAGAGGTGTACGCTTCAAAGATTTTAGCAACCTTGATAGCAGTACTAGGTTCAGCACCATCGTAGTTTTGATTAACAAAGTTAACCGCAGCAGTAAGAGCGTTCTGTCGAAGAATCAAACGGTCCTTGGACAGAATGGGTTCACCAACTTTACTAGCAACAGAAAGACCGCCACCACTAAAGGTAGGAGCGGGCTGAATCCCAGCACCACCCTTACCGTACACGTTACCCTTGACGTTCTTGTACACAACAGGCTGACCAAACTTGTTCATACCCGGCTTCTCAACGTACTCAAAGGTGACGTTCTCACCCGGTACACATTTAATCTGAGTAGGAGCAAAGGCACTGAACTTAATTCCATTTACCGTAATGTACTTTCCATCAACGTTCTCAACAAGACCCGACATAGTAGGCATATTAATATCCTTTAAATATTAGGAACAAAACAATTGAACTTCTTCGCGAGTAAGCTTCTTCATATCCTCTTCTGAGAGGTTCCATCCGAACTTCACATCATAATTATACACCGCCTTAAGCTTGTAGTCAAACAAATTGTAGAAGTATTCTGGAAACTGGGTAAATACCTGTTCCACAATACGAAGCACGTCTCCGAACTCATCTGCGTGGCAGTCAATCACGAAGCTGTCATGAACTGTATTAACAAGTTTAGCACTAAACGTATTAGTGGTCAACCTATCGTAAACCATATTAATAACAATTGGTACAACATCAGCAGTAGCAAATCCCTGAATGGGATAGTTCTTCATTTCAGTAAGGGAAAGATACCAGTGATTCTTTTCCTTATCCTACCTAGCTGGGATATTGTACATCCTGCCAGTGGGTGACCATCCAGCAAGGGGTAGCACAAAAGACTCCTGTCCAATAGTCTGCTTGTCAAGGGTTTCTTGGTACGAATCCCTTAGTGCTTTAAGGGTAGCGTGAAAATTATTAACACCCTTGTACTTATCATAAAAAGTACTAATAAACTTTGCAGCCTCTATCCCCTTAATATTAAGGGACTCTGCTATCTTCTTGGGTCCAGCACCATACTGCAACTGGAACGTCATTATCTTTGCTTTCTTGCGTAGCTCCTTGGTAACTTCCTCTGGTTTGCACTTAAGCCACAATGCAGCGTTCTCAGTATGGATATCAACACCGTTGTTTACTTCCTCTAGAAGTACGGAGTCATTAGATATCTCAGCAAGGGCAGCTACCTCAAGTTGAGAGAAATCGAACTCAGCTACGATACCATCTTTAACGTATCTAGAACAGAATACTTTCCTAATATTATATTTCTCAGACATGCTAACCACTCTTTAGGTTTTGAACATTAGGCTTAGTAGAACTAATCCTGCCTGTTGGAGTACCTGTATGCTTGTACTCTGTGTGTACGTACACAGTATCACCAATCCTGTTACCTACATTACGGTATCCCTCGAAATAAGTACTAAGATTTTTATTGATGTTCCTGTATTCCAACAGCTTATCAATAAACTCTACACAAGCTTTAGCTCTACGAGCTTTATCAAGTACATTTCGTACCTCAAGCAAACCCGGTTCATCTACCTTAGCTACTCTATGAGCATATACATACCCTGCGGTAAGACTGTTAGTCGGAGTAAGCTCCACAGTTTCAGTAACCTTCTTGGTCTTCGGTTGACCCGCCCTAACACCTGTCTTGTAGTACTCTCCTGTTGGTTCATCACGTATTACCTTGTAGGAGCCACCATAAATAACAGTACGAATCTGGTCAAGGGAGTTTACGTTAATATCTTCATACTTCATGTGAACAAGATACAGATACATAGTACCCTTAAGCCATACCTCAAGGTTTTCCAACTCATCCTTCATTGCGTTGATAGCACCGTCAAGCATGTTACCGTCTAGTGCCAGTCCTTCAACACTCATGGTGTAAGTAACAGCACGAAACTTAAGACGTTGGAGTAGGAGATTAAGCTGCTTCTTGCTGAAGTGCGAAGCAACATACTCAATCTGTTTATGGAAAATATCTTTAGTTATTTCAACGTCTACTTTGCAATATGTTTCTAGTAATTCTTTTGATATATCCTTTGGGGACACCCCAGCTTTAATCATCTCAGATACTACTTCTTCCTTAACCCTACCGGGAAGGTACTTATCAGCAAGGGATTGCAAGGTAGGATAGGTGTGATGCTGCCCTGTAATCTCATACTCCACAACCGCAGTGTCCCAGTATACTGTATACTTATCAATTTCTGCACCAACTACTCGCAAATCAAACGGTAGATTGTGCCCAACTACAATTCTATAAGTATTGAGAATCTTAGCGACAACACTAGTGTAAAAACTAGTAAACTTAGCGTTATTACCACAGTAGAACACACCAAGTACCAATTCCGGCGGGTGTGCCATTACACTCTTAGTCTTATCAATCAAGTCTGTCTCTGTGTCAAAGACACAGTAACGACCTGCTTTATAATCTTCAAATACTTCTTCAAAACTTTTACTAGTATGCATCTTTATACCTTGCAATATGTTTAAGCAATTCTACTTCAAAGAAATCAGTAGAATCTGTTAGCTTATTCTTAGGAGTATATATGAATCGTTTATCTCCGTCAACAGGTGTCTTACCAATGAACAGGATAGCATCAGCTTCACCTTGGGCACCAGTCTTAGAACCATACAAGGTTGACATAGGCGGATATCGCTGTCCTTCAGCACTACCATCCAACTGATTAGACGCAATCACAGGGGCTGTGTGCTTGGCGATATCCCTAGCCCACTCACACAGCTTGCGGAAGCGTTCAGCTTCAACCTCATTCTTACCACCTAGTGTACCCTGTACCTTGTACAATTGGTCAACAATGATAAGACCGGGGTTATACCTGTTGAGGGCTTTCTCCATTTTGGATATATGGTTAGCATCGTCAATGAAGATAATTTTATTAGTACCAAATTCAGATACAAACTTGGAGTGGCACGAGATTACATCAGCAAGTACAGTATCCTTGTCAAGTCCTAGGTAAGACTGAATCATTCTAAGCTTAATCTTACGGATGTGTTCCTCGTTGTTAAACCACAGGATACACTTGTCATCAGGTAGCTGGCGTGCTAGGAACCACGCCTCATTGACCAGCATTGTAGTCTTGCCACCATCAGGGCGAGCAGCAAGCAAGATAAACTCATTGTTCAACGGGCCAAGCAACTTATTGAGGCAATCAAGTGACCACTTCATACCAGTGGTTTTGATATTAGTAAGGGATGTCAGCATATCCTCGTCGTCGGTATCAACAAGGGCTTTCTCAAGCTTGACTGACTCCCGCTTGTAGCTGTCCAGTACCTCAACTACACCTGTGAATGAACGCTCTTTACCCT